ATTATAGAATCTTTTGATAGAGTGACTGGGTAAGTGTTGATGTGTTTGTTTAAGATTTGTGATAAGATTAATTTAGGTTGAGGTGATTTAATTTTTAAAAGCATAGTTAATTAATTTAAAGTTTATATTATTATTATTTTATATTCAACTATATTATCTTTAGATCAACGTAGTAGATCTGCAAAAAGGTAAATATATATATAAAAAATTATATAATAATAAAATAAATAATAAAATATATAATAATAAAACTAGTTAAGCTAATAACCACGTACCAGGGTTGCAGAACGACCAGGTAAATAAATAAAAATTAAAGGGGGGCTGGTAAAAAATAGTGGACTTCCCCCCCGGGAAAAAAAAAATGTATAGCGTAGCGTAACCCAATGGTTCCCTATGTGGAATAAAAAATTTTTTCAATTTTTTTTTGGTCACTAATGTGACATTAGCCTGTTATATAATAATAGTAAGGGGCTATTGTCGCGTTTTAAGTAATTAAAAAACAGTGTAATCATACAGAGTATGAGACAACAACTTTCGCCGGCTGCTAGAAGAGCTAAGGCCGCTAGGGATAAAGCCTATGCAATGAGTCCTGCGAGGAAAGCTAAAAAAGCTCACTCTCAGAGAGAAAGGAATAAGGCTAAGCGTGAGGGTAGAAATATCGATGGACGGGATTATGATCATAAAAGACAGCAGTTTGTTTCTATTAAGTCTAATAGAGGTAATGAAGGTATGGGAACTCAATCAGAAAGCGGTAATAATTATAACACGAATTAAACAGAATGGCTAGAATTAAAACGTATCCCAACGATATAATTGTAGACCCCGATGATAAGCTTCTAGGATCAGACAGTCAGGATAATAGTTTAACTAAAAATTTCAGGGTATCGGACTTAGTAGATTACATAGGAGAATCTATAGTAGGGCAACAGGGTCCGCCGGGTCCTCCAGGTGATCCAGGCGAGAATGGAACGAACGGACAAGATGGTCAAGATGGAGAACAAGGAGCTCCAGGAGCGGACGGTACTTCTATCAATATACTTGGCACTGTTGCTAGCTGCGCAAATTTACCAACAACTGGCAATACTTCTGGTGACTTATATATATTAGATTCTGATGACAGTGGTTGTTCTTATGGAGCGGGTACTGCAGGAGACGGTTATGTATGGACAGCTACCAATACTTGGTTAAACATTGGGCCATTAAGAGGGCCGCAAGGAATACAAGGTCAACCCGGCCAGAATGGAACTAACGGTACGGATGGTACTAATGGAACAAACGGAGCTGATGGCTCACAAGGGCAGCAAGGACAGCAAGGGCAGCAAGGACAGCAAGGACAGCAGGGTGAACAAGGACAGCAAGGACAGCAAGGACAGCAAGGGGAGCAAGGAGAACAAGGAATTCAAGGGGATCCCGCTGATGAATTTGCTTTAATAGGTTTAAATTTATCATGGTCTACCAGAGATCCGGCTTATTTAGTAAATAGTACGCATGTCCAAGGTCTAAAATACTCAAAGCTTGGGGTAGATTTTGAAAATATTGTATTAGAGACTGGTTATACATACAAACTAATTTTAGAAAGAAAGAGGAGCGCAAGCGTGAGAAGCGTTAATAACTTTAGAAAAGCCGGGTACAAAAGACAAACAGGTAACGGGATGCTCCCGCCCTACAGTAATAGGTTGAGCGAAATAGAATTCACAGCTACAACCGGCAATAAATTTGATTTTAGGTGGGATTTGTTCTTTAGGGACAATGGATTTCCTAACCCCGCAGGTAAAAAACGTGCTCAAAGTGTAGTTAGATACTCGGATGTACACTTTGCTTTGCGAATTTCAAAAGAAAAAGATAATATAACAGAGGTTTCCCCTGTGTTAAAAACGTTTACTCTTAGGGCTATTAATAATGTTGAGATGCCCACGGGACAAGAAAAAAGACTAACCTTTATATTAAAGTAAAACAGCGGGAACCTAAGTGGCCAGCCCTAGCGGGTGGTCGCGGTGCTCTGCCTTAGCGGTAGGGCTCACAGGTTGCCCATTAAATAAAAATTAAGAATGGCTAGAATAAGTACTTATGCAATAGATGCAAAACCCTCATTAGGAGATAAGGTAATTGGTACTGAAAATAACGGGCTTTTCTTAACTAAGAACTATTCATTTGAAGATATTGTTGAGTTATTGAACATAACTAACAGTACTGCGGTCGCAGATCAAATGATTTATGAGTTTCAATGGGATATATCGCAAGGTAGATTGCCTGGAACCATTAGTTTTGCTGCAGGAGGTGGGAATGAAACGCTATTTTCTTCAATAACCAGCTTATTAATTAGTAAAACCTTGCCTGGAGGCCAATCGGTTTCCAGTTACGCTAATTTATTTGACGGCAAAGACATAATACTGTCACAAATAGGCGATAGAAACAGTTACGGCACTTATAAAGTGACTAATATAACTAATTATTTGCCTGATGCTAACTTTTTTGAGGTTAGCTTGACTCCTTCTGTAAGCAATGGAACGATAATCTTAGATAACTACTATATATTTAGTGAATTTGTAAGCGGTGGATTAGAAGGAGATAAGCATTTCACTTATACGCAGTCAAATCCCTCTGCTGTTTGGAACATACAACATAATTTAAACAAAAATCCCTCGGTATCAATAGTAGATACCGCTGGTTCTCAAATATATACGGAAGTAGAATATATAGATAATAATAACTTAAGACTAACATTTTTCGCGGCGTTTTCAGGCAAAGCTTATATGAACTAATAAACAAAAAACATGGCAATACAATTTTACGATTCGATAGACTTAAATCGTCAACAACTTTTAAACGTACGCATACAAAATGTGGCTAATGATCCTACATCTAACAATGTAGTTGGTCAGATAATATTTAACACGCAAGACGACACTTTAAAACAATATGTAGATGATGCCGGTTCGGGTTCTCCAGGTTGGGTGGCTGTAGGTGCTACAGATACTACTTATGATCTTTTAGTAAGCCAAACTGATGGAGATGATGATAATCCAAATATAACATTAGATCCTAGCACCGGCGCTAATGACAATGTAAAAATTGTAGGGGGCACGGGGGTTACGGTAACTAGAAATAGCAACGTTCAACTTACTATTGCGGCATCAGGTGGAACTGGAACAGTTACTGAGGTATCTACTAATAATGGTTTAACAGGGGGTACGATTACAACTACAGGTACTATAGGGTTGAAACTAGACGACACTGATAACTATATAATGGGACGAAGTGTTGCCATAGCTGCATCGGCAGATACTATAGCTTTCAATGATGCGGACGCCACCACCGCCAATACAGTAGTTAAAACTACTTTTGCAACAATACCAATGGCTGCATTAACATTAGTTAAAGAATACATTGACGATGCCGTTGTAGGCGGATTAATATATCAAGGCGGATATAATGCAAACACTAACACGCCTAACTTGGACGCTAGCCCAAATCCTAACCCAATTAAAAAAGGTTGGACATACACTGTTACTGACCCGGGATCGTTCTTTACAGAGCAGGTTCGCGCTGGTGATGTGCTTATTGCAGAATCGGATACGCCAACAGCACTTACTGATTGGACTACTGTACAGAACAATATTGATTTAGCTAGTTTAACTGAAGTAGGTATAGGTAATGTAAATGCTTCTGCAGCTCTGACTTTAGATGGATTATCGGTAGCTTATTCATCAGGTACCGCTACTGTAGGATTAGACGTAACAGGATTAACTGCATTGGGTGCAGTTGCAACGGATGACGAACTAGTAATTTTTGATGAATCCCAAGGAACTAATGGACAAAACAAAAAGATTACAGTCGCTAATTTATTATCAGGAACTAGCGGGATCACAACTTTTGCAGCGAACGTAACCAGTATAACTGCTGGTACACCGAAAACAGTAACTCATGGCTTTGGCACCCGAGATGTTATAGTACAGTTATTTGATGATGCTACTAAGGAAACTATCTATGCTACTGTAGACAGGGCAACCGACAATACTGTAGATTTAACTTTTAACGCAACCGCTCCAACTACAGTTAGAATATTAGTACAGAAAATAGGATAATATAAAATACAATTAAATGGCAATAAAATATTATGATAGTTTAAATGTCACAGGCACTACTGATTCCTACTTTCTTGGTAAAGTAGGGATCGGGATTGCAACACCTAATACAAAACTACAAATATCCGGGGGTGGCTTTACCATGTTTGCTGACGGCGGAACAAATGCTGATCAATTTTTAGTAGTTACGCATCGATATTCATTTAGTGATGAAAATGAAGATGAAGTTTATTCTTATGATAGTGTTGGTGGACATGAATTTTCTACAGGCGGCAGTCAGAAAGTTAAAATATTACAAAATGGCAACGTAGAGATAACCAATAATGTTACGGCTGATTCTTTTATAAAAGACGGAGGTGCAAGTACACAATACTTAATGGCTGATGGATCAGTCTCTACGAGTTCGGGGGGGTCTTCTCCTTGGGTTGCCGACACTAACGGCATAACATATACCGCAGGTAATGTAGGAATTGGGACAGCCTCTCAATCAGGTGAAGATTTACGTGTAGCAGGACTTGCTAGATTTAATTCAAGTGCTAGATTTGATGGAGATGTTCAATGTGCTGGCAACAACTTAATAGTAGGTAAGTACCTTAAAGATAATAGTAATGCAACAGGGACATCAGGCCAAATTCTTTCGTCAAAAGGTGGAGGACTAACAGGAGGAGTTGAATGGATAGATGCGCCAAGTGGTGGTGGTGCGCAATTGCTTTCCTATAACTTTTCAGGTACTCACACTAGTAATGATACAGCGAATTATTATCAATTTAGAAACCAAAGTAATAGTAGTATGTACTCAAGGCGTGCTACGTTCACAAGCTGGGGGGGAGTTTATTATGTAGACCTTGTAGCACCAGAAGATTGTTTTTTAAAGTCATTCACAATAAGAAGTAGAAATGGGTCTACGTGGTCATCTGGATTGCAAATTAAAATGAGAATACATAAGAATAAAAGTACTAGAGAATATGACGGAAGCTTTGTTACATCAACAAGTTCTGGGGATAACGGAAAAATAACATTTGACCTAACTAGTTCTGATACATCATTTTCCCAAGGTGATGCTGTTTCCATAGGTTTTAATTGCACGGGCGCCATGGGGTATGTTACCGGTATGGCAATATTTGAATTAACATAAAAAAATATTATGAACACATATAAATGGAATTGTAGAAATGTAGAGGCGTATACTACATATACAGATGAAGATGGTAATACTGAACCGCTGGTTATATTTAAAGTTGATTGGGAAATATTAGTTTGCGATGAAATAGGAAATGCAACTACTATTAGTGGAATTGAAGAATTAGAAATAACAAATTTAGATAATTTTACTAGTTTTGAAAACGTTACAAATGAAGAAGTAACTAATTGGGTAAAGTCATCAATGGGAGAAAGTACTGTTGCCGCTAATGAATTACTTGCAGATCAAGCTCTCGATGTTTTGATTAACCCTGTTATCCAACAACTAACATTGCAAGATTAAAATTATACGTAATAATTATACGTAGACCAAAATTAAATATAATTAAAATATAATTGAATGGAATTTAATAAACCAAGTGAGATAGTTAAAACTCTCACATTTGGCGTGCAAGCCAATGAAGAAATAATGCAAGGCGTAAAAAAATTGTCAAACGCGGTAAAGTCCACATTAGGGGCCAGCGGTAAATGTGTAATTTTTGAAGATGCCTTAGGTAGACCGGTAATAACAAAAGATGGAGTAACCGTTGCGGAAAGCGTAGTCTTATTACACCCGGTTGAAAACATAGGAGCAACCTTAATAAAGGAAGCTGCTAGCAATACAGTTAGAGAGGCAGGAGACGGTACAACCACCGCTACTGTCTTAGCTGACGCTTTATTGGAAGAGGCTAATAAAGATAAAGAAACATCCGTAAGAGATTTAAAAGCAGGGATTGCGAGTGGAGCGGAAAAAGTAAAAAAGTATTTAGATAAAAACTGTGTTCCAGTTGAAGGTGAGATGCTAAAGAATGTTGCGATAATAAGTTGTAACAATGACGAAGAGCTAGGAACTAAAATCGGAGAAGCTTACGAAAAAGTAGGTAAAGACGGCGTTGTTTTAATGGAAGAGTCTGAAACAAATGAAACTTATGTAGATTTTGTTGAAGGAGTACAATTTGATTCTAAACTAAAGTCGCCACACTTTGCAACTGACAAAGACAAGGGTGAAGCTGTCTTAGACGACCCGTGTGTCCTTATTGTATCTTCGCCAATACCAAACATTAGAAGAATACAAAGTGTCCTAGAACACGTCGTAAAGAACAAACGTAGTTTACTTATAATATCCGAAGTGGAGCAACAACCGTTTTCTACATTAATGGCTAATAAAGTAAAAGGTAATATTAAAGTAAATATTATTGACACACCAGGTTTTGGGCCTACTAGGCAAGAGACTATAGAAGATCTTGCAATACTAACCGGAGCTCAGGTAATAAACGAAGAGCTGGGTGATGATTTAGATTTAATAGATCCAAGCGTATTAGGAGAAGCTGTTAAAGCGGTTACAACTGATAAAAGTACAGTGCTGCAAATAGAGCCTGATAATGATTTAGTAAAAGAACGAATAGATAGCGTAGTTGCTAAGTTAAAAGACGAAACAAATCCATTCTTTAAGAAAAAATTAGAACAGCGATTGTCTATGCTGTCTGGCCAAGTAGGAGTTGTGTTCGTAGGAGCAGACTCCGAGGTAGAGCTAAAAGAAAAGAAAGATAGAGTTGAAGATGCAATATATGCGACAAAAGCCGCTTATAAGGAGGGTATAGTGCCAGGAGGCGGAATAGCTTTACTTAATGCTGCTAATAAGATTGTTGCGGCAAATGAGGGTGAAGAGATATTACTAGAAGCAATTAGAGCACCTTTTAAAACTATATTAGCAAATGCGGGCATTCACTCAATGTCTGACCCTAAAGGAAAGAATAAAGGTATAGACGTAAAAACCGGTAAAGAGGTTAATATGATTAAAGCAGGTATTATAGATCCTGTGCTAGTTACAAAGTCGGCACTAAAGAATGCAGTTAGTGTTGTCAACACTATAATTTCTGCAGATTGTGTAATCAGTAATAAAAGATTAGCATAATGCAGGCAATAAATTACTACGTAGTTGTAGACAAGATAAAAGAAGCACCTAAGAAGGTTGCTGGCTTAGAATTAACAGATAAGCAAAATACCGATATAAGATATGTTCGAGCCAACGTTGTAAGCGTTGGGGAGAATGTACCGACTATAAAAGAAGGTGACATAATAAGGTACGACAAACACGCAGGGTTTGGTATTGACTGGAATGACAAAATGTTATATGTTATAAAAGCAAATGATATTGTTTTAGTGGAATGAAGCTATCGCCAAAAGATTTAAGAGACATGAACCTCTTTAAGTACTATAGGCTAACTAGAAGATGGGTTACTAAAACGTATGAACTTTCAAGTGCAGATTTTGAGTTATTGGTGTATCTGGATTGCAAAGAATTTTTTAGAAGACAGGATTTTATAGACGGAGCTTATACTTATACCTGGGATAAAAACAGGTGGGAGAGATTAAGAAGAGAAGGTTGGATCGATGTGTTTAAAGAACGAAATAGAACATCGTCTAAATATGCGGTATATCAGATGTCTCGTAAAGCTAAGTCCCTTATAACAAGAGTATATAGAATATTATTAGGCGAGGAAAACTTACCACAATCTAGTAGGAGCGTATTTTACAAAAACAAAACATATACTGATAAAACCTTTAATAAGGCTATTGACGATATGATTAAAGATAAAGAAAGATAATGGCATTCAAACTTAAAGACTTTTCGGATATGATAGGTGTAGATAAAGAAACATCTACCTATGATACTCCAGTGTTTAAAAAAGATTTAAAAGATGGAGGGGTATTAGCAGAAGCTAATAATGACGGAACCATATTTATAGATAAGAGTCTTAAAGGAAAAGAAAAGCAAGAAGCAATTGATCACGAAAAAGTTCACATGGACCAAATGAAACAAGGCCGGTTGCAATATGATAATAATACGGTAACTTGGAAAAAAGATACAAGATCACCAGCTAGAGTATATTCACGAGCAACCATGGAAGAAGGTGCTCATAACCTGCCTTGGGAAGCCGAGGCATATAAAAAACAATAAGATGTATAAATCCACACCAATAACAAAAAAAGCTAAAACCGCTGGAGAGTATAATTCTGCGTTAAAGCAAACTACCTCCTCAGATTTAATAGCAGGAGCTGGCGACGCTTACCGTACAACTTACAAAGACAAAGGGAGTCCAGGTGAAACTATTACCGGAAGAAGAAAGAAACAATCGGCAATAGATTTTGAAGAAAAATGTTACAATGCCGACGGTTCTCGTAAAAGAGGAGTTGCTGGATGCCGCTGGGCAGATGAAGAAGGGAAGGAAAGCCCCGAAGAGTTTGAAACATTTACTGAACAAAAACCTGGTACTGATGATTTTATAGGAGATTTACAGGAATATAAAAAACAAACGCGTAGAGTTCTTGGGGATCTTGCAACTAGAGACTTAAATCGTACTACTAAGAAAACAGAAAAAGATCTTAGAAGGGTTAAAATAAAAGAAGCTAGAGAAGATAGAAAACAAGCTAAAGCTGACGGTACAAAAAGAAAAGACAGAAGAAAAGCTTTTAACCAGTCTAAGCGTACGGCTAAGCAAGAGGAAATGGCAAATGAAAAAATGGCTTTTCAAAAAAGATCGGACTTAAATAAAGAAGCTCAATCATTTGGTTTAGGTGCCGGAGAGACTTATGAGGTCGACGTTTTGAAAACAAAATCTGATTATACCAGAGACCAATTGATAGCTGATGCAAGAAATAAGCAACGTAGGGAAGCCGCTGGAGCTGAAGAGGAGGCTAAGTCAGCAGCAGGAAAGATGCGAGCTCCTTTGAAGAAAAACTATTTTAAAAAGTATTAATTATGGCGTACTCACAATCACCAAAATCACCATTAGCAAAAGCTCTAAAAGGTAAGCAACATAATTTGCCAGATCATTTAAAAGCTAAGATAGAAGCAGCTCCCGGTAAACAAACTAAGTCAGCAAAAACAGCAGCTAAAGGGGCTAAAGCAGTTGACGAGGGTAGGGACAAAAAAGCTGATAGATTATATAAAAGAGCGGCTAGGCAGGAAAATAGAGAAATAAATAGAGCTGAATCTCCAGTTAAAAAAAAAGGGGATGCGCCATCTCGTAAAAAGTCTTTAGGCTATTACAACAAAGCTAACAAAACTGGAACTGGGGCTGCAGCTGGAGGCGGGATGACAGCTAAGGGAACTGCTGAGTATAGACGTAAAAATCCGGGTAGTAAATTAAAAACAGCTGTTACTAAAGATCCCTCTAAATTAAAAAAAGGAGGTAAAGCTGCAAAACGTCGAAAAGCATTTTGCGCTAGGTCTAAAAGTTGGACTTCAGAAAGAGGTAGAGCGGCTAGACGTAGATGGAACTGTTAATATTATGAAATCAAAAGGCTTAGGAGACTCTATAGAAAAATTTACAAAAGCAACTGGCATAAAAAGATTAGCCGATAAAATGCCAGGCGGTTGCGGCTGTGCGCAAAGAAAAGAAACATTAAACAAATTATTACCATATAAAAACAAATAAGATGGCATACAAACAAAAAGGCTGTACTCCGATTACAGCGAAGATTCAAAAGACTACCAAAGGCGGAGTTACAAACCCTCTGTTGAAAGCAATGGGTGTACCCATGAAAAAAAACCCTTCGGCAGCGAAGCAGACTAGCATGGGGCCAGTCCCACCTCCTCCTGAAAACATTTTTGATAGCAATTATGGAAAAACGAAAGGTCAATTAAGCTATTATAGTTCTGACGCAGGAAAAGCTTATGCTAAATCTAGTCGGGAGCGCCAACTCAAAAAAAGAAAAGAAGATAGGGACAAAAAATATCCTACAAGCCAAAAGCAAAAAGAGTTTGCTAAGAAAAAGCATCAAGGCAAATATTACAAAGAGCCTGCTAAAACTAATATTACCAAAAAAGCAGATATAAAAGGCAAAGGTGCTGGCTCTGTAACAGCTGCAAATAATCCAGGAAAATCTTCTTCCGGGAAAATAACAGGTAAAATAGGGTCTGACCTTCGTAAAGCTCAGTATGATAAAAAAGGTTGGAAATATGACGATACTATAAAAGGGTATGATAAATCTGGTAATAAAATAAAAGCACGTACTGCTAAGCCTAAAGTTAAAGCTGTGTCTAACATAGAGGCTTCTAAACCAAAAGTAGAAAAAACTGCAGAAATAAAAATGCCCGCAAAGGCAAAAACCAAAAAAGAAGTTAGGGTTGAGAATAGAACTAACAGACAAACTGCTAGAAAAGAAAACAGAGCTAACAGAAAAGCAACAAGAGAAGAAAATAGAGCTAACAGAAAAGCTGCTAGAAAAGGTTCTCCAGCTAAACAAACAATGCAACAGCAAAACCGTATTGATCGAAAAGAAAGAAGAGAGGCAGTAAGAGCTAGAAGAGTAGCCCCTAAAGACGTTACTAAAACTTTAGCGAAACCGAAAGAGTCCGGTAAAAGCCCCGCGAAAAATTATAAGAAAGGGTATTACGGAAAATAATGGATAAAATATGGTCATGGCTTACCGGGAACGTTATCAAAGAAGTTGGTGGCGTTCTCGATAATCTTATAACAAGTAAAGAAGAAAAGCTAGAAGCTAAGAAAGCAATAGAGGTTATATTGCAACAAGCGGAAGCAGATGCGCAAAAGCAAGTAACTAGAAGATGGGAGTCAGATATGAAGTCTGATTCATTCTTGTCTAAAAATATAAGGCCTATGGTACTTATATATTTAACAGTTATATTTACTGCTTGTGCGTTTTTTGACGGTAATATAGGAGAGTTTAAAATAGCTGAAGAGTATATACCTATATTTCAAACTTTACTAGTTACTGTCTATGGGGCTTATTTTGTTGGGCGTTCGTACGAAAAAGCTAAATCAATAAGTAACAAAAACGCGTAATAAATAAAATAACGGAATATTAATTTTAAATTTAATCAAATGGCAAAAAAGAAAACAAAAAAAGAAGTACCTGTAATAGGTGGTAAATTTATTACAAACGATGAATTAACTAGTGTTAAAGCAGCAGTAGAAGCTGTTAACCGATTGCAAATGCAAGTTGGAGGTATTGAGCTCCAGAAGCACGATCTTATGCACACAATGAAAATAAAGACGGACGTGCTAGAGGCAGTGCAAAAAACATTAGAAGAAAAATACGGGGATGTGTCTATAGATATAGTTACCGGAGAAATGAAAGATAATGCACCTAGTACGTAAGATAAGTATAGGTAGAGACTATAAAAATGACGCCATGCACTATTCTGTAGGTCAGGAAGTGTATGGTGGTCATATTATAGATAGTATAATTGAAGAAGAAAACAAGTACTCAATATATATAACCAAAAATAATGAAGTATTGCCCTGGAAGGATTTCAATAAAAACATGGCAATAGCAATAGAGTATAACTTAGAATACTAATGAAAGGATATACCGATTTTGTGGTAAGACCATTAGAGAGTCGTTATCAAAACAAATTAAACATAGACGGTACAGAATTTATATTAAACACAGAATTACAGAATCATTCGTATGTATCAAGAATAGGGCTAGTTATTTCAGAGCCCTATTTCAACGACACTAAAATACGTAAAGACGATATAATAATAATACATCACAATGTATTCAGAAGATTTAGAGACATACGTGGTAAAGAAAAAAATTCAAGAAGTTTTTACGAAGAAGATAAATATTTTGTGCAACCTAATCAAATATTTGCCTATAAGCGAAATAACAAATGGCTAGCTTGCGAAGGGTTTAATTTTGTACAACCTATTAAAGAAACAAAAATGTTTTCTAGTTCTTTTGAAAAAGAAGGGATAGGTATAATAAAGTATAAAGATCCTGCGCTTAAATCTATAAAAGCAAATGATCTTATAGGGTTTAGACCCGGAGCTGAATATGAATTTATTGTAGAAGGCAAAAAAATGTATCGAGTTCCTACCAATCAAATCACAATTAAATATGAATATAAAGGAGACGAAGAAGAATATAATCCAGGCTGGGCACAAAGCAGTTGAAGAATTAATTAAAGTAGCAAAAGAAGCTATTGTAGATTCAGACGATGACATTTCTGCTGATAGACTTAAAAACGCGGCGGCTACAAAAAAGCTAGCTATATTTGATGCGTTTGAAATACTAAATAGAATACAAGCGGAAGAGGATATGCTAAATGAAAAGCCTAAAGAAGAGTCTAAGGAAAAAACTTATAAAGGCTTTGCAGAAAGAAGAGCTAAGTAATGTACAAGCAAGATCTATACTCAGTCATAACTCCTGTAAAAGGCAATGTGCTATCTAAGCGCAACAGCTTAAAAAACTGGAAATACGGATACTATAAAGATAACGACATAATTGTTATTAGTAATACCGGCCAAATAGGGGAAATATATAATATACAAGGTTTAAAAATAGCTTTACCTAAGGAACCAAAAAAACTAATTAAAGGTAATAATTTATGGAAACCTGAAGAATACCCTAAAGAACTTAAGAGAATACAAAGCATATTTGAGTGGAAAGACTACCCGGATAGCTTTAAGGAAAAATGGGAACCCTATATAGATGAGCAATTTGAAAGAAGAGAAAATGGTTACTGGTTTCTTAACAACAATATACCTACTTATATTACTGGTACTCACTACATGTATTTGCAATGGTCAAAAATCGATGTGGGGTTACCCGACTTTCGTGAATCAAACAGATTATTCTATATATTCTGGGAAGCGTGCAAGGCAGATACACGTTGTTACGGTATTTGTTACCTTAAAAACAGACGTTCTGGATTTTCATTCATGGCGTCGGGAGAAACAATTAACCAGGCTACAGTGTCGAGTGATTCCAGGTTCGGTATACTATCGAAATCGGGGGCTGATGCGAAGAAGATGTTCACGGACAAAGTCGTGCCTATATCGATCAACTATCCGTTTTTCTTTAAACCGATCCAGGACGGTATGGATCGACCAAAGCAAGAATTAGCTTATAGAGTCCCGGCTTCTAGATTAACAAAAAGATCTATACAAAATACTGCTTCGGATCAGATAATATTGGAGGGATTAGACACTACTATAGATTATAAAAACACAGGGGACAATAGTTATGACGGTGAAAAGTTAAAACTTTTATTATTC